GGTTAAAGAGACATCATACTGATAGTTCGATATACATTATTTCTAAATATAAGGATTCAGGTGATTATTGGAATATATATTTAACAGGTAATAATGCTTTATATTTTGTATCTGAGATAAGTGATGATATTAATCAAATATTATGTCAGGTTGATGACGATGCTTCAGGAAATTTTGACTGGGGAGGTATAGGTGTATGGCATCATTATGTCTTTACAGCAGAAAGAGAAGGAACGACTGCATCTCCAGTAGACCCTTCTTCAAAATTAATATGGTATATTGATGGAGTTGCTTTTGATGGGACTTATGATGATAGAATAAATACAAATACATCTTTAGATGTAGATGCTCCTTTAAGTATAGGATGTCAATCAGTATTAGATACTGAGTCTTATCCTCCTGCTGATATGACTCTGGATGATATAAGAATATATAAAAAAGTTTTAACACCAGAAGAGATTACAAAAAATTACAAATATGGTAAAGGAAAACATAAGGATTAGATATGGATAATAACGCATTTTCAAAGATGTACTTTACATTGACTAAAGATTTAGTAGATACAGCCTTAGAAGGTGTATTACTTGATAAATACAAACAACCTATTTATGATGATGATGGTAATAAAACAGGTGATACTACTCCTAAATGGGGAGATGTTATTATGATGCTAAATCATAGAAAGAGTTTGAATTGGGATTCATCTGCAGGTAATGGTACTAAAATATGTTTAATAAGAGATACTTGGAGTGCAAAGAATGGAGAGTTATCTGCTATGATTAAACTTGGTGAAGGGAAGAACTATCCTTATAGGTCTATGCTTATTAATGTAGAAGCAAAAGAGTTAATAGCTACAGATAAATTTACGGAGGCATCATAAGTGCTTAAAGATTTTGATGAAATAATAGATATAGTCCTAGAACATGAAGGAGGTTATGTTAATGATCCTGATGATCCAGGAGGAGAAACAAAATATGGTATAAGTAAGCGTGCTTATCCTGATGAGGATATTAAAGGACTTACTAAAGAAAGAGCCATAAAAATTTATTTTGAAGATTATTGGGTAAGATTTAAAGTTGACTCTTTACCTGACAGACTTAAACATATATACTTTGATATGTGTATAAATATGGGTGCTGGCAGAGCAGTAAAAGTTTTACAAGAAGCATGTAATAGTAAAAATTCTGATAAGATAGATGTTGATGGTGGTATAGGTCCAGCTACTATAAAAGCTGCAAGTAATGTTGAGCCGTTTAGAGTTAGGTCATATAGAGTAATGTATTATGCAGAACTTTGTATGAAGAAGCCTAAGATGGAGAAATATTGGGTTGGTTGGTTTAAGAGGAGTTGTGAAGTATGATAGATACATTAAAAAGTATTCCTATAAAAGATTTAACAATCCCCACTGCAACGGTAGGGATGAGTTTTGTAGAATGGTTACCTTTCTGGCTTAGAGTTATGACTATGGCTGGTGGTATGATTTATATATTTGCTAAAGCATGGAATGAGATAAAGAAGAATGGATGAGTTACTTTTTCTTATTTCTGAAGAAGGTCTTCCAACTTTTCTTGTTGTTATCTTTCTGCTTGGCATTGGTATTGTCGCTCGTTGGATTGCTACCCAGTATATTCATAGGTTGGATAATCAATTCCGTGAGATGTTACGAGAAATAGCTGAAATGCAGACTGCCATATTAGAACATAATAATAAAGTATATAGTATTGTTGAGAAACTTATATCAAATCAAAGAGAGATACAAGAAGATATTAATGCTATAGAGAGCTCACTTGAGACTTTATTAGCTTTTATTAAACTCAATAAGAATGGAGATAAGTAATGTGGCTGAAGGTCTCAACAAAGATGGTGGAATTAACTTTGAAAGAAAAAGAAATTTCGAGACTAAGAAAGAACCTGAGATGTTCTCTCGAAAACCTGGAGAGGGGAATGAAGAGCCTGATAGTATTGTTGAAGAAGAACCTCGACAAATTGATAAAGAAGAGTTACTTAGGCAAGAGAGACTTGGTGCAAAATTGGTTAAGGCAAAGAGGGTTCAAGCAGGAGGATTTGCGATTAATGGAGGAAGTGTTATGGGTATGCTTTTTGCCATTGACTCTTTTATGTTTGATCCTACTACTTTGGAGACTTTAAATACTTTGAATACTACTTTAGGTTTAAATATTAATTTTGAAGGGATTATAACTCTTCTTCAAGAGCATAAAGCTCAAGTAATAGGGTTTTGTTTGTCTATGCAAACTTTTATTATGGCTTATAAAGATACTTGTCAAAAGATGAAAGATAGAGATACTGAATCTTTCACAGAAGTAATTAATGATGAATTAGGAAAAATGGGAATTTAATGTACGAAACACTCGATTATGATAAAGTAGTAACAAAGATGAGAAAGTTTTTTAAGGATGAGAAAAATTTTGTTGAAGTTCCGACACAAAGTAGGTTGAGTATATTAGCTGCTTGTGAAGATCCTAGTACAATAACACAATTTAATTTTGATGGTATTGATTACCCTCTCCCTCAAACAGGGCAGATGTGGTTAGAGTATGAATTACTTAAGAATCCACATATAGAAGGTTATTATTGTATTTCAACAAGTTACAGAAATGAGCCTAATCCAATAGAAGGAAGGCATCAAAAGATATTCCCTATGTTTGAGTTTGAAACTAAAGGAAATATGCAGAATATGGTAAAACTTGAGGAAGAATTATTAGAATTTTTAGGTTTTGTAAAAGACCCTGTTCATTGTACTTATGATGGTTTATGTGAAAGGTATGGTACAGATATACTTGAAGCAGGTCATGAAGAATTAATGAGTAAAGAAATTAGTACTAAATTATTTCTTAAAAACTTTCCAAAGAGAACTCATCCTTTTTGGAACATGAAAGAAGATACAGATAAAAATACTTTTAATAAAGTGGATGTTATTCTTCATGGACAAGAAACCATTGGATCTGCTGAGAGAAGTTGTGATAAAGATGCTATGAGAGATAATTTCTTAAACCAGACTGATGGAGAGTACTCAGAATTACTTTTTAGAAGATTCGGTAAAAATAGAGTTATGCAAGAACTTGATACATTTTTAAAGTATGATTTTGTACCTAGATTTGGTGGAGGTATTGGTGTTAATCGGATGGCTAGAGCCATGAAATTGGAATGTTTAATATAACTATGATTTCATTAGGTTTTGAAAAGAAAATACAGAAAATAGTATTAAATTTTATTGATAAAACTATTGGTAAGAAGTTTCCAATGATTGATAAGCTAACTGATTTATTTCAAGAACAACAAATTATAGATAAGAAGATTAAAGATCTTGAGTTAGAGGTAGATGCAATAAAAACAATAATGAAAGAAGGTTATGGAAAAGTTAATTAAAGTTATTAAAAAGATAGCAGTTCAAATGCTTTTAAGTAAAGATATGAAAAGTAAAATTATCAAGAATCTTAATAAGAAGGTTAATATCCCTCTAATTGATGAAAAGACGGAAGCTGAGTTTCTTGAAGGTATGTATGATGCTATGCAAGAAGCAATCACTGATGCGATTGAAGATTCAAAATAACATCTATATTCAAAATTTGAACAAAGGGTATTATGGCTGCAGCTAATCACAATATAACATTAGAACAAGGTGCTGAGTTTAGAAGAGATATTACTTGGAAAAATTCTGCAGGTAGTCCTGTAACTATGACTGGATATGTAGTTAATATGACTATATCTCAAGAAGCAGGAGGTGCCGATAAGATTATACTTACAACTGATGAATATACTGCTAATATGGCTTCTGGAGTTAAGACTGATATTATAACATTAACAGAAGCTGAAGGTAAATTTGAAGTATTTATATCTGCTACAACTACTGCACTTCTTACAATGACTGATCTTGATTGGGGATTTTATAAGATTGATGTAGTACCTCCTATATCAGTAGTTAAAACAGGTGTTGATAGTATGACTAGTTTATCAAGTGGTACTAATACATTCAGGACTACTGCCTTAACACATACAAATTTAATAGATAATCATGGATTTCATGCTACTGATAATAAGACATTCCATGTTAGAGGTCTTACAGTCAATGCAACTCAAAATGGTAAATATATGTCAGATACTGTTACAGATGATAGTGGATCAGCTCAAATTGCGATAGATACTACTTTAGATGCGAATCAATATGGGGTAGCATTAGTAACTATGAGTAATGACGCAGCTGGTCAGTTATTTATACCTGATGTAGCAAAAACTGTTCGATTAATGTCTGGTAAAGTTAATTTAAAGTTGGATGCCTGATGGCTTGTGGTATAGGATCATATTTAAAAGATGTATATTCTGTGAAACAGGATGATAGTTTTTCTATATCATTTACTGAGACATCTTATGTAGAGGATTGTGGAATAATACTTACTTATGATACTGGTATAATTGTACAAACTATTGATTGGACAGTTACAACATCAGAATCTAAAGCTTGCTTAATATTTCCTCAACCATTATCAGATGAGTATTATGAGAGTGGTACTATTGTAGGTACTTATGATACGATAATTCAAGTAAAAGGTAGTGCTTTAACAGGTATGTTATTTGCACATAATCAAAATACTAATTATGTATTTCAAATTAATTTATCTACAGGTGTTATTGATAAAAGAATGTTTAGAAAGTCTGATAATTTATCTGATGATGCTACTTTATCTTCTACAATAATACCAAGTATTGAGGATAATGAATTTTGGGCTCCTCAGCATTATAAAACATCTACTGCAGATTGGCCTAATGTAGGCCTTAATTGGAGAAAGTATAAAATAAATGGTGCAGATCCTTCATCTGATTCTGTTACTTGTGTAGCGACAGGTAAAATGGGTAAGATGAGAAATGCAGATGGAGACTTAGATCCTGCATATATTGGAAATCCTTATATTAATCTTCCTGGAGGTTATCATAGAAGAATTACAGGAGGAGTTGAGAGATCTCAAGTAGGTCAAGCTGGTCATGCGAAAGTTTTCTTTCATATACAAAATAAGTATGGATTTGAATCAACTCCATCAGTAATTCATATGAATAAAAAGAATCCTGGTTTAGGTGATAATGCCGATAATGCTTGGCAAAGTACTAATGGTTATTGGACTAATGATATTAAAGATGGATGTATTAGTGGTAGTTCTACTCCTGAAAATGCTCCTCATTGTAGTGATGTAGGTATAGTAGCACATCCAAATGGTGTGCATGAAGCTACAGTATTTAATGATGAGTATACTAATAAGTTAGGGTATTCTACAAGTAGGAATTGTGCTATAGGGATTACTCCTGGTGTAGAGTATTGGAAGGATGTTAATGGTGTTAATACTTTTATAGGTTGGAAATCTTTATATATTTGGCAGGGAAGTGTTCTATTACAAGAGTATGAAGCTAATGCTAATCAACCTCCTGAGTTTATGGTTGGAGGAGGGGCTGGTAATATGACTAACAATGCTGGGTATGTTTCAGGATCTTGGTCTACTCAATGGGGTGCTATTTTTGATCCTCAGTTATATATTGAAAGTGCAGCTGAACCTCATTGGTTTGATTGTGGTATGTTTGGTGTATCTAGAGGACATAGAGTTAAAACTGGTGGTGTTATGACTAGAAGCCAGTATTCTGATGGTACTTGGGTATATAATGTTACAACTGCAGGAGAGACAATATCAATTACAGAGCCAGTATTATGTGTAGGTAATACGATTGCTGCAACAATAGGTGCTGGTGCTTTAGGGTATTTTGATAACGAAGAACATAATATGGATGTTAATAGTGCTAGTAATAATACAAAATTTGCTTTTTATAGATTAGCTTCAAATAGTTCAATGAGGTATTCTTTACAACAATCAGCACCAGCTAATGTTTCATCTGCTTATCCTACTATAACAGAGCCTCAAGATAGAAAAGTTATTGTATCTGTATTTGAAAGAATAAATGATTGTGTAAATCATAAAAGAACAACTCTTTTTATGCTAGATTGGGGTGGTGATATATCTTTAACTGATCCTCCTTTTAATCATGATACCTATTATAATGCGTTAGATGACTCATCTACAGGAAGTAAAACATTAAATTCTAGTATGACAGAATTACAAACAGAGAAGAGAATTATTGCTTTTGCTTCTGGAGCTACATCCACAGGAGATATTAAATATACTGTGTATATATGGCCTAAGCATCAAACAGATAAATGGGAATTATCTAAGATAGAAGTAAATAATGGAGTTTGGGATGATCTTCCTACTGTAATAAGTGCAAATAACCAATATGTAGCGTCATGATGGATGTAACTAAAAACGAAGATTTAAAGACTTTAATGGCTGAGTGTCATAACTCAACTAAGACGACGGCTAAGATACTGTTTCCTGAGAGGTTTTATTTACCTTTTAGTAAACTTCACGATGAAATATTTGAGGTATTAGATAATGATGATATACAAAAAGTGGTTATTGCTGCTCCTCGTGGATTTGGCAAGACTAGTACTATTAACCTTGCTTATCCCGCTAAGCATATATTGTTCCGTAACAAGAGGTTTATTGTCCCTATTTCAAACAGCGCAACTTCGGCTACATTACAGGCTGAGAATCTTAAACGAGAACTCGTATCGAATACGACAGTAGGTGAGTTGTTTGGTGATATTAAGTCAGATCAATGGTCTAAGGATCAATGGATAGCTAATGGTGAAACTATGATAATGCCTAGAGGTTCAGGGCAACAGGTTCGTGGATTACTTCATGGAAATTATCGACCTGACCTTATTGTATTAGATGACCTTGAAGACGCAGAATCTGTTAAGTCTGAGGAACAACGAAAGAAATTAAAAGAGTGGTTTTATGCTGATGTATGTAACTCTGTTAATAGAAGTAGGAAGGATTGGAAGATAGTAGTTATTGGTACAATACTTCATGAAGATTCATTACTTGTTAATTTATTAGAAAGTCCTGATTGGCATTCTGTTCAATTAAGTATTTGTGATGACCATTATAACTCTAATTGGGAAGACTTTATGACATCTGAGGATGTTAAACAATTAGCGGAATCTTATCGTACTTCTGGTATGTTAGATGTGTTTTATCGTGAATATAGAAACATGCCGATATCTACTGAAGATGCTGTATTTAAGTCTGACTACTTTAAATATTATGAAGAAGTTGAGTTAAGAAAAAATAAGAAGATAGAAAATTTATTAATATTAGATCCAGCTAAAACTGTTAAGATGCATAGTGCTGAATCTGCTATTGTTGGTATAGGTATAGATGTAGAAAGTAATGCAATATATGTTCGTGATATTGTATCTAAGATGATGCACCCTGATGAGATTTATGATGAACTTTTTGCTATGGCTCAAAGATTGAATGTTAGGGTTATAGGTATTGAGGTTACATCGTTACATGAGTTTATAACTTACCCACTTAAAAATGAGATGGTAAGAAGAGGTCTTAATTATGAACTTATTGAACTTCATGCTAGAGGTGGTTCAAATATTGAAAAAGGTAAAGCTCAG